GTAAAGATAAGTTGCCATCATTTGATTTACCTGTTGGTCCATATACATCGTATGTCATAGAAGCAGATAAAGAAAAGTATAAGATTAGTTACAAAGCAGATGACCCTTCTAAGTTTTATATTACCACTGACATCAAAAAGAAGTCAGGTTTCTTAGGATTGGGTAATGACAAGACACAAATTGTGGAAGAGGTTACATCTAGTAGTATTGATAAAGGTTTACGAGTGAATGTAGGGGAAGGAGCAAGTCAATTATCTGCCGAGGAGATAGCATGTATCAAGGCAGAGGGTAGTGGTGAGAACACAGGTAGACTTGTGGGATCAAGTGTAGGTGCATCAGTAGCACCAACTGTATCTCAGATTCCAATCATAGGTTGGGTTGCAGCAGGATGGGTCACTATGTTTGGTGGCAACAAAGGTGCTGAAGTAGGTGGTACAATGTCTAAGTCAATGAACGGGTGTTGATTTTAAAATAATAGGTATTTCTGACATAATCGTATTATAATATAGTGTGTAGTACTTAATACTAACATGCATCACTATTCAGTGGAGTACCATGACAGTGGTAATACTCACCTAGAAGTAGGAACTTATGCAAACGATGCTTTTGAAGCAGCATCAATAGCAAGGGAGGATGTACCCTTTCTTAGAGAGCATCCTAACCATGTAGATAAAATTATTATTATGAAACAGTAATGCCAGTATACCAAGATTATGAAGTTCGTATCAACTTGAACGAACTCATTGAGAAGAGGATACCATGTTGTGATCTTCTTCACCCAGACCACTGTCTCACAGAGAAGCAAGTGGCAGAGATTGCCCATGATATACGTATGGATCTAAACCTCCATGACATATTCAAGCAAGTAGATCAACACATCATGAGATATGTTGAAGCAGCAGGCATTGATAATAAAGATCACTGGGTAGAACCACATCTACCTGACTTAGACAGAGATTTACCAGACGAAGAAGGGATATCGTTTATGTAAGTATAAATACTTATATGAAACAATTCAATACTTTCGTCCTTGATATAACTATTAGTATCTTGGACTACCTATACAGAGGTAGAGACTATCAAAGATTTTGGGTGCTTGAGGTGATTGCTCGTGCACCCTATTTTTCTTTTATATCGGTGTTACATCTCCGTGAGTCACTTGGATTACGGGATAAGGAACATATATATTTGATGAAGGAACATTTTTATCAGGCACTCAATGAAACAGAACATTTGGAAGAGATGGAGACTCGTGGAGGCAATGAGTTTTGGATCGACAGATTCTTCGCTAAACACTTGGTTCTTCTTTACTATTGGATTATGGTTGCTTACTACCTCATTGATCCAATAGATGCTTACGATATCAATATGAAGATCGAGAAGCATGCTTACGAAACATATACTAAATACCTTGCATACCATCCTGATGATAAAAGAATCGCCGAGATTGCACAGGATGAATTAGATCATGCTAAAGAATTGCAAGAGGCGATGACCCTTATCAATGGAAGTACCTGAGATTGAAGTAAAAGGAATAGAGATACCATATGTGCAACCCACATGGGTCAACTCTCCTCATGCATCAATCCCTAGAGTGCCTTCAATAACAGAGACCATCTATATTGGTGTACCTATCATCAATATACCGGGGTGTGTAGAGGCACATAAAGATGGTAAAAAGAATCGAGTCCTAAAGGACGATGATCCTGACGGAACACAAGTCTTTTGTGATGCTAACACTCCATCATTTGATCCGATTGAATATACACCAGAAAATCTGGTAATAGTAAAGGAGGCACCACCTCCACCAGTAGCGAACACGGAGCAACCAACCCTTGAAACTCCTCCAATACCTGAGATACCAACAGAAACTGGATCTAAAGAGGTTACCAACACCGAAGAACCACCTCCAACTTGGGTTGAAGAGTATCTACCTACTCCCGCCGAGGTAAGCACAACTGCATCCATAGCAGTGATAGCAACCGGTGCTGCAGCAGCAACACCCTTATTATTAAGAGTTATTAAACCTGCAGTCAAAGCATTGACAAAAAAAATTCAGAAGGCACTTGGTAAAGAACCTCCTAAACTATCGATGTCAGAAATACAAACTAATATTTACAGAGAAAAGAAAGGTCTTACTCCTTTGAAGCGTCCGAAGAAGAAGAAATGATAAGAAACTTAATTAATTCAGAAGATCCTTTACTACATCATAAGATTAAAGGATGTAGTTATAATCTAGATCGTTCTAAATTATCATATACTCTAACTGAGAATATGTTTCATCATCGTGGTGTAGGACTTTCTGCTAACCAGATAGGTATAGAAGAGAGAGCATTTGTTATGATAATTGATATAGATTTGCAAGAAACTATTACTTGTTTTAATCCTAGAATAATAAAAGAATCGAAGAAAAAAGTAGTAATGGAAGAAGGATGTTTATCTTATCCAGAATTGTTTATAGAAATATCAAGACCCAGTAGTATCATAGTTAAGTATGAAGATGAAGGAAAGAGTATTATTAAAAGAAAATTAGATGGGTATGCTGCAAGAATATTTCAACATGAATATGATCATATGGAAGGTATTACTTATCGCCAATTGATATAGTCTCTAGATCACTAGCATTACCTGTAGGAACTACAGGTATTGAATGTGAGTGGTCTTTTATAGTATTCACACCATTTACTACAACGTCTGCACATATACTAGCATAAGGTGAGTTTGGATGAAACTTGATGCCTGCCTGTAATAATTCTCCACAGTTTTTTAGTCTAGCAAGTTCAAAGTCTAATCGTTTATTGGCAGTCAATTGTGAACGGTATTCATTATGTAATGTTGCTGCTTCCTGACATTTTCTTTGGGCATCTCTATCCAATGAAAAACTGATGGTTGCAGAGAACCCTAGGTTTATATTTTGATTTGATTTCTGTCCTGTTCTTGTTGGTTTAAAGAATAAAATTTCTCCGGGGTTGTCTGGAACTGAGTCATCATTGGCGTCTAGATTGTTGTACACGGGATCCATCCAATAATCCTCGTAAGGATCCATCCATGATCCCGTCCTAGTGACATACGGTGTAATATTGGCGGTAGGAACTTGGCAAGATATACCATCACCGTAGGTGTTAGTCATATAAGGACCTTGTAAAACCTGTATTGCCTGATTGGTCACTGACCCACTGGAGTTTGCGACTGGGTTTGCAGTAGCAGAAACCCCTCCTATATCAGATGCATAGGATGGGGTTACAGTATAAGGTATTGTTATAGCACTAAGTGTTGCTAGTTTGATTATTGACTGAATATACTTGTTGTATCGGTTACGCTTTGGATTGTGGTGGTTCTTTGTATTACGGTATGAGTCGAAAGACCGGGGGCTTTGTACGTCTCTGTGAATTGAAATGCTGCTCCCGGAGTTGTTAGTGTCCAATTGGGTTTTTGTGAAGTGTTCAAGTTTGTCCATGTTGAAGTCACACCATTGTTTGTTACTTGTTCTGTTCCGGTATCCGGTGTTATACCAGTACCATCGTGCTGTACGTTAACACCCGATACCGAGTATTGGTACCCAGTGTTATAATCCATAGAATTAATGGTCTCACTCACGGTCGAAGTCGTTTCCGTGTGTGAGGTCATCGATCCCTGTGTAAAATTAGGAACTACAGGGACTGCATTCAGGGCAGTCGGTGCAGTCGCAAGGGCAAGTGCACCCACAACTATCGCACGAAGAGGTCTCATATGTTAACATAACTCCTTAGTCGATTACTAATTCGGTTACGAACTGACCTATGGATGTAGTTCCAGATCCACCACCAACTGCTGTTACAGTATGTGCTGATGTTACTGTACCTGTACCTGTACCAGTACCTACAGCAGTAGATATCTGATCAGAATATGCACTTACTGCACCTAAACTTGGTGCTGTAGTCACAATAGCATCACCTTCAATGAATGACTGACTGAAGCTATATGCACCCCCTGCACTTGTCTGGGTCGCTGTAGCGATAGATCCTTGACCAACTCCGTCAGTCAACGTGCCTAATCCACCAACATTATTGTCAGCAGAGTTACCGCCACCAACATCCATGGTCACACCTGATCCCGAAACGGAATATGTTGATCCAATTCTTGAAACCTGTGTTGCTGCAGCGTTAGTGGTCAACTGAACACTAGACTGCATCTTATGAGTTATGTCTGCAAATACAGGAGAACCAAATCCTGCCAATAATATAAGTGGTAAGTATTTCTTCATGAAATTACCGATTATTTGCTAGCTCTATTTAGACATAAAAAAACCCTACTTACGTAGGGTGAGTACATATGTACTTTTATATATTAACCTTTGAGAGCAATAAGTTGCTGCTTATATCCCTCCTTTATAGCATCAGTCCAAACTGCTGCTGCTACACCTTGAATTTCTGCTGAGTATCCAGACATGTCTGTATCTACTAATTCATTATCTGAATTTAGAGTTCCACATTTTACCATTTCTTTAGTGTATCTTACTGCAAGGTTTACACCATCCTCTTGGAATACTGTTCCAGTTCTTATTTCAATATGATTGAAAGGTGATCTGATAGTCAACCTATCAACTGCTTGTGCTTTGCTTAGTGCCATTTAGGGTAATTCTCCTGAATTAAACATTTTCATTGACAAGTATATTTATTTGTTTTATACTATATGTAGTTTATATGGTACTATGATTCACCTACGAGACAGTCTCGTCAACAATCTCATCAAGCATGCAGAAGGACAGATAGCAAAACATAAAGCGAATGTGGAGATATACTTTGCATATCCTGCTGGTATTGGTGAGCATCCTGATATTATGGGTGCTATTGAAACTGAGTTGAATGAGATCTCAAGATACCATGAGCAAATCCAAGTACTAAAGGAGTATTTTGAAGCATGAAGATTTTCCTAGATACAGCAGAGACAGATCTAATCAAGAAGTATTATGGAACTGGTCTTATTGACGGTGTTACTACAAACCCTACTCTTATCCGAAAGAGTGGGAGAGACCCAGAGGACGTATACCAAGAACTAGCAGACTATGGTGTCCGTGACATCAGCATGGAAGTTGTTGGTGACGAGGAGACTATGACTGCAGAAGGAAGGAGATTGCATAGTAAGTATGCATTTCAAAGTAAAAAACTTAGCATCAATCCTACTACTATCAAGGTTCCACTATCACCTGATGGTCTAAGAACATGTAGATCACTTGCTCTTGATGGAATCAAAGTAAATGTCACTCTTGTTTTCTCAGCAGCACAAGCAGTTCTAGCATCAAAGGCAGGAGCAACTTATGTTTCTCCATTTGTAGGTAGATTAGATGACCAATCAGTCAATGGTATTGCTCTTATAAATCAGATAGCAAGTATATATCGTATGCATGGATCTCAAACACAGGTCCTTTCTGCATCAATACGAAGTGTGCAGCATGTGACAGACTCCTTTCTAAATGGAGCAAACATATGTACAATGCCACCTAGTATTTTTGAGAAGATGTATAATCATATACTCACTGATAAAGGTCTTGAACTATTCGATCAGGACTGGGCACAAGTACAATCAAAATGATGTTTGTAAGAAGAGAACGTCCTTGGGGGTGGTATGAAACCATCGTCGAGGACGATAACTATAAAGTGAAGAGACTTTACATAGCACCTGATCAGAGACTGTCACTTCAGTATCATAATCTGAGGACAGAGGACTGGGTGATTGTGCAAGGTAGTGGTATTATAACTCAAAATAGAATGGAGACTGAATGTAAGGTGGGTGACACTTTTCATATTGGCACAGAGATGAAGCATCGAGCAAAGGGTGGTGAGAAAGGATTATTGATTATTGAAACTCAGATTGGTATATGTAAAGAGAATGATATTATAAGACTTGAAGATGACTACGGTCGTATCAAGAAAGAAACTACATACATGTGCATGAACGAATACGGAACTGAATAATGATTCTGATTACTGGTGGTGCCGGTTTTATAGGAAGTAACTTTGTAAATTATGTTCAGAGAGTTTATGATGATGAGATTGTCGTCATAGATTCTTTATCATATGCTTCAGACATAAACTATATCAAAAAAGATAGCAAGACGACATTTGTATGGTGTGACATTGCAAACGAGAAACATGTCAATCACATCTTCAATACATACAAACCAAACAAAGTATTTCATTTTGCTGCTGAGAGTCATGTAGATAATTCAATCAAGAATTACAAACCATTTCTAGAATCAAATGTGATAGGAACTATCAATTTGATGAACGCTGCATTAGAAGTGGGAGTGGAGAAGTTTCATCATGTCTCTACTGATGAAGTGTATGGTTCATTGGAATATGATGATGAGAATATATTTACAGAAACTACACCATACGATCCAAGAAATCCATACTCTGCTAGTAAGGCAGCGTCAGATTATTTTGTAAAGGCATGGCATAATACATACAAACTTCCTTATCTTATAACAAACTGTTCAAATAACTATGGACCACATCAACACCTAGAGAAACTCATACCTCTTACTATTATAAACGCTATGAGAGGTAAGAAAACTTACATGCATAGTGAAGGTAGGTTGATTCGTGACTGGTTATATGTTGAGGATCATTGTCGTGCTATCTGGATGTTAGAGGAGCAGGGGATTATGAATGATACTTATAATATTGGTGGTGGGTGTGAACTTGATGTAGAAACTGTAGTCAAAAAAATACTTACCATACTAGGTAAATCACATGATCTAATAGGTGTTTCAGATGCAAGACCGGGGGTTGATAAAAGATATGCCATGAGTTATACTAAGTTGTATAACAAAACTGGGTGGAAACCGATCATGAATTTTGACACTGGTTTGCAACATACTATAGACTGGTATTTGAATAGATGATTTCATTATACGGATGTGGTTTCGTTGGAGGAGAGTTTCAACGTCTCTATGGTAAAAAGGTTCATGTTATTCCAAGAGAAGAACGTAAACCAAAATCAAAAGATATCTTATACATGATATCTACAACTCATAATTATCATGTGCATGATAAGATAACTCTCGATGTAGATACAAACTTGAAAGTTCTATGTGAAGTTTTAGAACACTGTAGAGATGAAGACATTACATTCAACTTTGTATCCTCATGGTTTGTGTATGGAGCAGGTGGTAATCTACCTGCTAAAGAGGATGATCCTTTGAATCCAAATGGTTTTTATTCTATAACAAAAAAATGTGCAGAAGATCTTATCAAATCGTTTGCACAAACATACGGTATGAAATATAGAATACTGAGATTATGTAATGTCATAGGTAAGAGTGATAGAAAAGCAAACAAACAAAAGAATGCAATCGTATGGATGGTAAAAGAAATTAAGCATCATAACGATCTAAATGTATATGACAATGGTAGTCACACACGAGACATCATGCATGTAACTGATGTATGTCGTGCCATCAAATTGATTATGGATGAAGGAAAGGTAGATGAGATTTATAATATAGGATCAGGAAAAGAAACATCTGTAAAAGAGGTACTTGATTTAGCAAGTCAGATGTGTCATTATAGTGGTAAACTTATTAGTATAGATACACCAAAATTTCACAAAGTGGTACAAGGATTACAAAATTTTTATTTGGACACTAGCAAGTTAGATCAACTTGGATTCAGTCCTTTATTTGACACAAAAGATATCGTGTGGGAATTATGTCAGTAAAAGACAAGGTATCAGATTTTATATCAGAATTACAAGGCGATGGAGAGAATCTATTTCCATATCTTGCTAACAAAGATTGGAAACCCGGTGGTAACATATACTACTCTGGTCCATACTGGGATGAGCAGGAACCTATCGCTGCAATCACAACATTACTGAAGGGCAATTGGTTGCCTGCAGGTGAACAGGTCAATAAATTTGAAGCACAGTTTGGTAAAAGATTTGACTTTAGATACAACCTTATGGTCAACAGTGGTTCATCCGCTAACCTTGTCATGGTTGCTGCACTCAAAAAATATTTTGGATGGGCAGATGGAGATGAGATATTAGTATGTGCTTGTGGTTTTCCTACTACTATCAACCCTATCATACAGAACAATCTGAAACCTGTATTTGTAGATATTGATTACACAGATTTGAATTGGAATCTTGAGATGTTAGAGTCCAAGATTACCAGTAGAACTAGAGCGTGTTTTTCTTCTCCTGTTCTGGGAAATCCCTACGACTTCGATAAGTTTCTCGAAATTTTGGATGTTTACGGACTCGAATATATCGCGGACAACTGTGACTCCCTCGGTAGCAAGTGGAGAGGTCAGTTTCTTACCAAACACTCCGTCGCTGCTTCTTGTTCTTTCTATCCAGCTCATCATATCTCTACTATCGAAGGGGGTATGGTCTCCTCTAATGTCGAGGAGATAATCCAGATCGCCAGATCTTATGCTTGGTGGGGAAGAGGATGCTATTGTGTAGGATCCCAAAACAAATTGTCCAACGGTGTCTGTGGGCAGAGATTTGATCGTTGGTTGGAAGGGTACGACCATGATGTCGATCATAAGTATGTCTTCGGAGTTCAAGGATATAATCTCAAACCCGCCGATCTGCAGGGGTCTATCGGTCTTGTACAATTGACTAAGCAAGATGAGATACATCGCATCCGTCGTCTCAACAAAACTCGACTTCATGAGATCTTCTCTAAGATCGATGGTGCGAGGGTTATTGAAGAAAAAGAACATGCCGAGACTTCTTGGTTTGGTGTACCTATAGTATACGAAGGGAATAAAGTACAACTTGTCAAATATTTAGAAGATAATAAGATACAAACAAGAAACTATTTTGCAGGAAATATTCTTATGCATCCTGCCTATCGTGGTATAGAATCACATGCTAATTATCCTAACTCAAGTAAGGTATTAGATAATGTATTTTTCTTAGGGTGTTCCCCTGTAATTACAGATCCTATGATAGACTACATAGAAGAAGTAGTTACTAAGTTCAGAAATGAACTTTGATTCCCACCTTTGGGAAAAAAAATTTCCGCCAAAAATTCTTCATTAAGGTTTTTATGAAAACAGCATTAGTATTAGGTGCCGGTGGTTTCATTGGAAGTCACATGGTCAAGAGACTCAAGAAAGAAGGTTACTGGGTAAGGGGTGTAGACCTCAAGCATCCAGAGTTTTCTAAGACAGAAGCAGATGAGTTTGTCGTAGGAGACTTACGAGATAAATTTTTTGTTGAAAGAGTCATACAGTATAAAGGACAGCAAGGAAACTTCTATGAGTCTGTTCCTTACAGATACATCGAACCATTCCATGAAATATATCAGTTTGCTGCTGACATGGGTGGTGCAGGATTTATCTTCACTGGTGAAAATGATGCTGACATTATGCAGAACTCTGCAAGTATAAATCTAAACCTATTAGATGCACAGCAGAAGTTGAATGAAACCTTTGATGGATCAGAAGGGTGGAGTGAATGTAACAGACCATGCCTAGATTGGATTACTAAGATCTTCTATTCTAGTTCAGCATGTATGTACCCAGAGTACAATCAATTAGATCCTGACAATCCAGATTGTCGTGAAGAATCAGCATACCCTGCAGCACCGGACTCAGAATATGGATGGGAAAAACTATTTTCAGAAAGATTATATCTTACGTACAGTCGTAACTATGGTATGCCTGTTTGTGTTGCTCGTTACCACAATATTTTTGGTCCAGAGGGAACATGGAAAGGCGGTAGAGAAAAAGCACCGGCAGCAATATGTAGAAAGGTTGCTTATCTCCCAACAGACGGAGGAGATATTGAGGTTTGGGGAGATGGAGAGCAAACTAGATCCTTTCTCTTCATCGATGAGTGTATTGAAGCAACTTGGAGACTAATGCAGTCTGATTTCAAGGGACCAGTCAACATAGGTTCTGAAGAAATGGTAACAATAAATCAACTCGTTGATACTGCTGCTAAAGTATCAGGTAAAGAAGTAGGAAAGAATCATATAGATGGACCACTTGGTGTGAGAGGACGTAACTCAAACAATGATCTTATTAGAAAGGAACTTGATTGGGATTACTCACAAACACTTGAAGAAGGTATAAGAAAGACCTATAATTGGATCAGTCAGCAGATATGTAAGGAAACTATATCATCTGCTACTCTTGAAAATGTAGAATACGATTTATTAGCATCAGGTTAGTATGAGATCACTCGTAACTGGAGGTGCAGGATTCATAGGATCCCACCTTGTTGACAAACTATTGGAGATGGGACATCAGGTTACTGTTGTGGATAATGAATCCTCAATATGTAATGAAGAGTTCTACTGGAATGATGAGGCATGGAATGTCAAGGCAGATATTTCTGATCCACAAATCATGGAGCAAGTCTTCAATTGTGTCAATGAAGGAATGCCAAAGATTGATTATGTGTTTCATCTCGCTGCTTATTCTAGAATACAGATTGCATTGAATAATCCAGTTGGATGTGTAAAGACAAATGTGTTAGGAACAACAACGCTATTACAGTATGCCCGTGAGCATGGTGTCAAGGCATTCATAAACTCATCTACATCATCATCTTATGGTTTGAAAAATGAACCACCTCTTAGAGAGGACATGACACCTGATTGTTTGAATCCATATTCAGTATCAAAGGTGGCAGCAGAAAATATGTGTAAGATGTATTCAGATTTATTTGATATGAACACAGTGAATCTAAGATACTTCAATGTATATGGTGAAAGGCAACCACTTAGAGGACAATATGCACCTGTTGTAGGATTATTTTTAGAGCAATGGAAAAGGAGTGAAGCATTTACAATCGTGGGTGATGGTGAACAACGAAGAGATTTTACTCATGTAAATGATGTGGTCAGAGCAAACATAGCAGCAGCAGAGAGAGCAAGTGATATAAGTGGTGAAATTATAAATGTTGGTACAGGAACTAATCATTCCGTAAATCAAATAGCGGATATGATTTGCCCTTCCTATACTAAGAACTTTATACCACCTAGACCTGCAGAGGCAAGAGTAACTCTTGCTGATATTTCAAAAGCAAAAAAACTTTTGGGATACATGCCATCTATTGAAATTAGTGATTGGATTGATGAATACAAGGTACAATGAAAAAACTGATGAACTTATTCATCCAGTCAATGTAAAACAAAATCATTCACAAGCATATCAGGATCTATTTGTCTTGACTATGTTAGGTGATAAAAAGAATGGTAGATATCTAGAGATAGGTGCTAATCATCCTACAGAATTTAATAACACTTGGTTACTTGAATCTGAATTCAACTGGCAGGGTATCTCGGTGGAAATAGATGAACGTTTTCAAGGTGAGTTTGTAATACAAAGAGGAAATGATTGTCACCTAGCAGATGCCACAACATTTGATTGGAGAGAAGCAATAAAAAATAAGGGATGGAGAAAGAAAAGATTTGATTATGTCTCCATAGATTGTGAACCACCTGACATTACACTCAAAGCATTAGAGAATCTACCGTTGGATGAGTACAGATTTTCTGTGATTACATTTGAGTCAGATCTATATGCACATGGAGTAGAGTGTAGAGATATACAAAGAAGAATATTGAATGATCTTGGTTATCAGATTGTAGCAAGGGATGTTGCAAATGGTGGTAATCCATTTGAGGATTGGTGGGTAGACCCGGAAGTTGTAGATGAAATGACATGGGGACCATTTATATCACATCATGCTGAAGCGAGAACATTGTTCATCAAATGATTGCAATTTCTCACTGGTACGGTAGACTAGGAAACAACATACAACAGTGTGCAGTCGGTACGATGGCAGCAGCACTGACACAATCAACATTTGAATCAATCGATCATGAGATTATCAAAAAACACAAGACATCGTTTGGACAGAATAGTCAAGAAGTACGATCAAAGTTCTTCTACTGGGAGGGTCCGTATAAGGAAGTCAACATCGATAAAGAATTCATTTATGACAACATGCGTCACATTTGTAAGACGTATATTGAACCCCATATCCAAGCACCGAGAGTGGTACTTCCTGATGATTGGATTGTTATTCATATTAGGAGTGGAGATGTATTTGACAGGAGGGTATCTAACCCTAGCAACTATGTCCCTAATCCTCTTTATTTTTATATGCAATTGGTTGAACGATTTCAACAGGCGATTGTAGTAACAGAAGGAGATGATCACAACCCTATAATAAATGAACTTAGAAAACATCCAAAGGTTACAATACAATCTAAAAGTGTGGCAGAAGATTTTGGCACGTTATTGTCAGCAAAACATCTTGCCAATTCTGGGGTTGGAACTTTTGGGATTGCTGCTGCTCTATGCAGTAATAATATTGACACCTTCTACTGTACTGATGTGAGTATGAGTGAGCATCTAAATTATAAGATGCTTCTAGGCACAGATGTAACAGTAAGTTTGATGCCACTTGATGACTACATAAACATAGGAGAATGGACTAACAGCGATGAGCAAAGAAAATTTATTCTTGAATACGTTCCAACTTCCTAGAAAGATCGCTGATAAGATTGAGAAAACTTCCTTAGAAGTTTTTGAGGATAGAGAGAGATGGTGGTTATCTGACTGTGCTCATGGAGATAAGGCGAAAGAGAAGGGATTACCAATGAACCCTTACTATTCATGCACTCTCATAACAGATTACTCACAAAGAATAGATTTTTGGAAAAAATTTGACTTACAGTTTTTCAACAGGTATATAAGACTTCAAAAAAATCGTATGATAAGGGCACATGTAACTATGCATGATCCAAACCCTGAAAAATTTGGTATCCCACATAACTATCATATTGATCAGCAGTTTCCACATATCGTGGCGTTATACTATGTGAATGATGCTGATGGTGACACTATATTCTGTGACGAACACGATCATTCTAAGATTATACATAGAGAAACCCCTAAGAAAGGGAAGTGTGTAATCTTTGAAGGTCTTCATGCATATCATGCTAGTTCTTCACCGACTAAAAACATTAGAATGACATTGAACATTAACTATGACTATCTTTGATACGTTCACTTTTTATAATGAACTTGATTTATTAGAACTCAGATTGAATATACTAGGTGATGTTGTGGATCACTTTGTAATCAATGAGGCAAACATAACTTTTACTGGTAAACCTAAACCTCTATACTATCAAGAGAATAAAGAACGTTTCAAAAAGTGGGAGAAAAAGATCATTCATCATGTCACCATTGATGATAATGAAACATTAGAAAAGTATTGGGAAGGTGTTCCTTATCATAGGAGCATGAAAGAGGAGAATATATACCAACTACCATTACATTATCAAAGAGCATGTTTCCATAAGGACTCTGCAATATATGCATTGCTTGATAGGGCAGAAGACGATGACATCATACTAACAAGTGATGCTGATGAGATAGCGAATCCAGATGCACTGCTCGCTATGGATGAGTGGTTCAAACCTGAGAATCATTATGTGTTGAGAGGTCCTGTATACTATTACTACCTCAATCTATTATGTGAAAAGGAATGGATGGGAACTAGAGTGTGCACAATGAAGACACTCAAGACAATGAGTATAGATAAGTTGAGGCAATCACATCAAGACTCTTGGAAGATTGACAATGCATCATGGCATTGGAGTTTCTTTGGTGATGCTGACACTGTACGTGCCAAGATGGATGCTTATGAACACCAAGAGAACAATTTATCTCAGTTCAGAGATACAATGGAACAACGTATCGAGGCAGGAGTTGACCCATTTGGCAGAGATTATTTGTATAAACCAACTGTGGTACCTATCGATAGTACATACCCGAACTATATTCAAAGGAATAAGGGAGAACTAGCGAGGTTCATCAAATGAATCTGATAGAAGGAGTAGCAGTATCTAATCACTGTGATTACTCGTTTGGTGATCAGTCTGGTTGTATAGGAAACGTTGCAGGTGCTTACATGAAGCAGGCAGACCCATGCAACACAGAGTTTGCTGACATGGTGAAGGACGGTAAACCGTTCATAACAGTTTTTATAGATAATATACGACTTTATAATAGACCACTCAAGGCGAGCACCGAGAGCGATCAAAAATGGATAGATGGTTTGATGGAGACTAATGATCTCCTTGAGACTTGTAAGACCTATCCCGACACGAAATTTTGTATATTCACTAACTTAGAAGACACACCTATCACAGAGGATATCCATACCAAGATACCTGATAATGTTGTTGCAATTTATGGAACAAATGCTATCGGTTTTGGAGGTAAGGTACACCCATTCCCATACGGACTTCAAAGGATCTTGCATCCAAGTGATAATCGTATAGGGATAATGAAGAAGTATCTTCTGAAGAGAGATCAGAAACCTAAGAAATTATTATACATCAACCACTCAGAGCATACAAATATAAGTGAGAGAGGTAATGTTAGAAAGAAGTTCTCAGGTAAAAAGTATGTCACTATTGGTGAGAGAGTTCATTACGATCTATACTGTCAGCAGATATTAGATCATAAGTTTATGATATGTCCACAGGGAAATGGTGTAGATTGCCATAGGAACTGGGAGGTGTTATACTTAGGGAGAGTTCCCGTAATGAAGAAGTCAGAGTATCTCCAAGAGTTATACAAAGACTATCCTATCTTATGGGTAAATGATTATATGGACTGTACTAAAGCATTACTGTCCGATAATAATCATCTCTTTGAACAAGCACAGAATATTGACAACAACTTACTTGATCTTTATACTGTATTCAACCGTGCTGTAAAGAATGCTAAAAATTCCTGAAGTTACATTGGTCATGCTCGCTGACCTTGACATTGAAGATGCTGTGTATGCAGTAAACAAATCATGTGAAGGTATACACTGGGGTGCTGCTAAGTTTCTTAGTAGTAAAGGAAGACCGAAAGGTTTGAATCCCAATGTGGACTATGAGGAAGTATATCCAATTCAATCGATCAATGACTTTAATTTTTATTGTATCTATAATCTTACTAATCACGTCAGGACCTCGCACTGCCTTCTCATACATCCGGACGGCTACGTTATTCGTCCTCACCTTTGGGATCCTAAATTTCTTGATTACGACTATATCGGTGCACCGTGGAGGGATGACCCAAATGCCTACCTCGACCCGTGGGGAAAGAATCATCGAGTCGGGAATGGAGGATTTTCCTTACGCTCCAAAAAATTACTCGATGTCCCCAGTAAAGTCACCGTCCCTTGGGAAGTAAATGTAGGAAATTTTTACAAACATATGGATGCCGGACTATATAATGAGGACGGGAACATATGCTGCCACAATAGACACATCTTCGAGGGACAGGGATGTGTGTATGCTCCCGTCGCGGTGGCGAGTAAATTCTCTAGAGAAGAAACTCTACCTGACAGTGAACAAGAAACCTTTGGTTTCCATTATCATTTTCAAGAAATACGATGAAAGCAACAATCAACCAATTGTGGTGGAACCCATGGGGTGAGGAAGGTTTAGATGTAGGTAACAGAAGAGTAAGTATATCAATAGACAATCTAACATTTGATAAGAAAGCAGACTATAGGATTTTGTTTTTAGCAGAACCATATGCAGTAGCACCATCTGTGAACGAGGGTGCTCTTAGAAATGCACATAACTTCAATCGAATCTATACATTTACACAATCAATACTAGAGAAATACCCACAGGCAAAGTTGTTCGAGTGGGGTTCTTCATGGTTGGACTTCAATGATCTCAATATAGAAAAGAAAGCACACATTACATTCGTTACCAGTTCTAAGTTGCAGACCACTGGACATAAGACTAGAAATCTTATTATGGATATGTTGGATGATGTAGAAGATGTAAATGGTATGGAGGTGTATGCACACAAGTCACCACCTTTCCATCAGAGAAGAAATGATTTCTTTGAGAATGCACTGTATCATATTACAGTAGAGAACTCAAGACAAAAGAATTATTTTACAGAGAAGATTATAGATTGTTTTGCTAGTAGAACTATACCAATCTACTGGGGTTGTCCTAACCTTGGTAACTGGTTTGACATGGATGGTGTCATTACATTCAATGATGTCAGCGAACTCAAGAAAATATTTGACAAACTAACTGAAGACTTCTACCATAGTAAGAAGGAAGTTATTGAAAAGAACTATGAGATTGCCAAGCAATTTTATGGTGAGAATGATGTAGTTCCTCGATTGACAAAAACCATTATCGCTGATGTTGAGGAAAACGCTATAGTATATGAGAGTTAGTTTTTGTATTCCAACTCATGATGGTAATGCAAGATGTCAAAATTATTTGTTTGATATTTTTCATGCTCTCTCACAACAAATCAATAAAGATTTCAACGTCTGGATATCAGACCATAGTAAGTCTGATAAAATTCTTACTGCCTGTAAAGAGTATGCCGATCTATTTGAAATAAACTATGTTAGAAATCCGAATAATCTTGGGAACATTTCTGCTAACACTAATCACTCTCTTCGTAACGCAGATGGTGAGATACTAAAAGTTTTATTTTCAGATGATTTTATTCTGACAAATAATCTTGTAGTAGAACTTGACAAAGCATTCACTGATGATGTCAAGTGGGCAGTCACAGGATATGCTCATACACTTGATGATGGTCAGACACATTACAATCCAAAGGTTCCTTTTTATAATGATAGATTATTGGAGGGTGTGAACACTTTGAGTTCGCCTTCCATCCTTGCATTGAAGAAAGGAATCGACATGTATTTCGATGAAGATTTGACCATGTTGATGGACTGTGATATGTATTACAGACTCTATAAATATCATGGAGATCCAGTGATACTAAAGGATTACCACATCTCAAACAGAGAGCATAAGTCTCAGACACAGAGAACTTATGAACACCTCCTACCAAAGGAGATTGAATATTTGAAACAGAAACATTCATCATGACTATAGGATTCAACCATCTAGGAAGACACGGTAGACTGGGCAATCAAATGTTCCAGTATGCAGGACTACGAGGTATCGCAGCACATAAAGGATATGACTTTGCTATCCCTCCTAGTGACTTCAATGACGAGTGGAATGATCATCAATTATTTGAGGCATTCAAACTCACCGGTCTTACAAATATAAATTCGATTCCCGGACCATACGTACAGGAAGCACATTTTCATTTTGATCAAAACTTATTTGACAATATGCCTGATGGTCATAATGTATATGGATACTTACAGAGCACAAAATGGTTTGAGCATATAGAAGAGGATATAAGAGAGGATTTTGAGTTCAAGAATGATATACATTTACCCTGTAAAGAGATGATGAATACACTGAAAGATCCTATTGCATTGCACGTTCGTAGAGGTGACTATATACAGAACTGTGATAACCATCCACCCTGCCCCAAAGAATATTATGACGTTGCATTGTCAAAGTTTGATAACGATCGTACAGTGGTTGTTTTTTCTGATGATCCTCAATGGTGTAGCACTGAGTTCCCTGATGACAGGTTCCTTGTATCAGAAGGTGGTGACAATCTTGCAGACTTGTGTATGATGAGTATGTGTTCCGATTTTATTATCGCCAATTCATCATTCTCTTGGTGGGGATCTTACCTATCACGTAATCCTGACAAGAGAATCATTGCACCAAAGAAATGGTTTGGTACAGGTTATACCAAAAACCATATCACATCTGACTTATACTGTAAAAACTGGGAGGTATTATGACTAAATCACGACAACAAAAACTTAGAGAAAAAGAACCACCTCAATTAGGTAAAGACTTAGAAATGAATACTGATTTCAGTAAGATGGATCTTTCTGCATGCACATACTTGATTCCATTGAGAGTTGAGAGTCCTGATAGAATGAGAAATATTATCACAACGTTGCTCTTTCTTGCAAGAAATATAAAGGCACCTATTATTGTAAAGGAGTTTGATAAAGAATCAATATATCAGTCGAGTGTTCTACCACAGATATCACAGGTATTGAATGAAGAAGAACTAAGTCAAATCACACATGTCTTTGAGCAAAGTGATGAATTTACATTTCACAGAACAAGATTGATCAATGACATGATCATGATGGCAAAGACTCCTATAGTATGCAATTATGATTGTGATATTTTAATTCCATTGCATAGTCATTTTAATTCCTGCAGGTACATAGCAGAAGGATACCTTCCACCTAATGCTCCAGAAGGAACTATACCAGAACCAGTAAAGGTTGTGTATCCATATGGTTATGGAGTTTTCCAATGGCAAGTATTTGCTGATGATCACACCGTTAGTAACTTTATCAATAGCAATTTCAATTTCCATGCATTCGATGGTAAAATGAAAGAGTATGATGCTAAGTTTGGTTTCTGTCAGTTCTTCGATAGAGAAGAGTACATCAGACTAGGAATGGAAAATGAAAACTTTATAGCATATGGTTATGAAGATGATGAGAGGTATCATAGATTCAATACATCCTCTCATGTGATTAGAATAAATGATGTTATCTACCATCTAGAGCATCAGAGAAGTCAAAACTCTTGGTTTACTAACCCACACATAGAGCACAATCGTCGAGAGTGGGAAAAATTAAAGAAGATGGGCAAAAAATCCCTTGAGAAATACTATCAGAATGCTGACTATGTGAAGAGGCGATTTGGACAAGAACAAAAGTAATTACAAACTTGCAGGACTTCCTCATGTCTATTGGTTGAACTTAGATAGGTATACTGATAGAAGAAAGTATATGGAGGAACATCTCCAGTACTGGGGGATCGATAATCATACAAGAGTATCTGGTCTCGATGGTAAAGAGGATGATCCATCTTCATATTTGAAGGGTAGGGTTCCAGATAATATGAACCCCGGTGAGATAGGTTGTGTTCTTACACATCTCAAAGCACTCAAACATTTTGTAGAAGAGACTGATCATGATGAGGTAATCATCATGGAAGATGATATCGATCTATCTCCTGCACAACACTGGACATTTACATGGAAAGATGTAAGGAAGAAGTTACCTATAAATTTTGACACCTGTCAGTTT